CACCACTTTCACCGTGACGGTCTCCACTACGGAGATCGTTGCGGCCCTTAAAGCTGCCTTCCCAACCTCTCTGGACGTCCAGGCGTTGGACGCGCGGATCGCCTCGATCGACGTCAACGGAAACTCGCTGACCGTCACGAACATCAAGAAGCGTTCGCCGGCCAACAAGACTCCCGAACCGGAGCAACCGAGTGCCCCCATTTCAGCCTAGCGAGAGCGATCTCGTATCCAAGGGCCCGTGCAACAGGTGCCCAAGCAGCGATGCTTGTGCCCTGTATTCGGACGGACACACCTATTGCTACGCCTGCTGCCACACCGAAAGAGGTGACGGCGAAACCATCCACGATAAGAGGAGACAGGCGTTGTCAACAGGAGACTTTGTAAGCGGCGAAGTGCAGGCGCTGCCGGTGCGAAAGCTGACCGAAGAGACCTGCCAGAAGTTCAGCTACCGCGTGGGGAAGAACCGCGCCGGCAGCAAGGTCCAGATTGCCGAATACTTCGGCGCAGACGGAACGCTGGTCGCTCAGAAGCTGCGCGACGGCTCGAAGAACTTCACGATCGTCGGTGAGGGGAAAGACCTCCCGCTGTTCGGTCAACATCTGTGGCCCACCACCGGCCGCCGTTTGGTCATCACTGAGGGCGAGCTGGACGCCATGTCCGTCTCCCAGGTGTTCGACAACAAGTGGCCGGTGGTTTCGCTACCGAGCGGCGCGGCGTCAGCTAAGAAGTGCCTCTCGCGGAATATAGCGTGGCTTGAGGGCTACGAAGAGATCGTTCTGATGTTCGATCAGGACGAACCGGGGCGCGCGGCGACCACCGAGTGCTGCGAGCTGTTCACTCCAGGCCGCGTCAAGATCGCCGCGCTTCCCGCCGACATGAAAGACGCCTCAGACTGCGTCCAGGCCGGTTTACGCGACGAGCTGCGCCGGGCGGTCTATGATGCTCGGGTCTACCGCCCCGACGGCATCGTCAACCTGGAAGACATCCGCGACCGCGTCCTGGCGAAGATCGAGATGGGGCGGCCGTATAAAGACTCTCGGTTGAACGAGCGGACATACGGACGCCGGGTCGGGGACGTGATCGGCATCGGCGGCGGGACAGGCTGCGGGAAGACTGATTGGCTGAGCGAGCAGATCGAGTTCGACGTCATGACGCTGGGGATCACCACGGGGGTTCTCCTGTTGGAGCAGTCCGTCGGTGAGACAGGCCGGCGGCTGGCCGGTAAAGGTGCCGGGAAGCGGTTCCACATCCCCGATGGGGGTTGGGAGCCGGCAGAGCTTGTGACCGCCTGGGACCGTCTGGAGGCCTCTGGTAAGCTGTTCCTATTCGACAGCTTTGGTGCCTGCGATTGGGCCACGATCAAGGCCCGGATCACTTACATGGCGACCGCGCTGGGCTGCGAGCATATCTACCTCGACCACATGACCGCCTTGGCAGCCGCTGAGGACAACGAGCGCACCGCTCTGGAAAAGATCATGGCCGAGGCAGCGGGCCTAGCGAAACGCCTGGGGCTGGTTTTCCACTACGTGAGCCACCTCGCGACCCCCGAGGGGAAACCCCACGAGGAGGGCGGGCGCGTCATGGGCAAGCACTTCAAGGGCTCTCGTGCCCTGCAATTCTGGTCGCACGCCATGTTCGGCATCGAGCGGGACACGCAGGCTGAGGACCTCGAAATCCGGTCCACCACCACGTTGCGATGCTTGAAGGACCGAAACACCGGACGCGCTCTCGGGCGCACCTGGGGCTACGGCTACGACGACGCTCGGGGGCTTCTGGTCCCCAAGGAACTTATTAAGGAGGACGCCGCAGGTGCCCACGGATTTGTTGATGAAGGAGAGGCCCAGTTCTAAGCGATGCGGAAGCTGCGGCCAGGAGAAGACACTTGGCCACTTCCACGTCCAGAAGAACAGTCCCGACGGGAAGCAGGGACGGTGCAAGGCCTGCTCCTCTGAGCGGCGTCTGAGCTACCATTACGGTCTCGATGCGGGTGTCTATGCCCGTCTGAAGGACGCCCAGGACGGCGCTTGTATCGTCTGCAGGTGCGCGGATCAGAAGCGGCTCTACGTCGATCACAACCACGCCACCGGGGCCGTTCGGGGTTTGATCTGTCACGGCTGCAACGTCGGGATCGGCCACATGAAGGACGACCCCACGATGTTGGTGCGCGCCGCCGAATATCTCGTTCGCACCGGACAAGCCTACCCCACCAAGGCTCTAATATCGCTCATAATGTCCACCAATCCACACTCTGAATAACAGGAGGCACTGTTGGCCGACGTGATTTTCGACACCGAAACCGACGGGCTCCTCGACGCAGTCACGAAGGTTCACTGCTTGCAGATTGGCGACCCCGACGGCGATGACGGCGTTGTCTACGGAGACCACCCACTGTGTGACTTCTCGATGGAAGCGGGCCTGAACCGGCTCGCCGCCGCCGACCACGCGATCGGGCATAATCTGATTGGGTTCGACCTTAAGATCATGCAGCGGTTCTTCCCCGGCGCGCTGTCGTTCGAGCGGTGTAAGGACACCCTGGTCATGGCCCGCCTTGCGGACCCGGAGCAGCGTGACCACACCCTCGACGGCTGGGGCAGGCGGCTGGGTATCCTGAAGGGAAAGTATTCAGGAGACTTCCAGAAGATCGACGAAGAGCTGATCACTTATGCCCGGCAGGACATCCACGCCACACGTCCTCTCTGGCATAAGTTCAAGCACGTCGAGGCCTGGGGGTCGAGCTGCCGGCTAGAACACGAGGTCACCGCTGCAATCGTTGAGCAGGAGCGCCACGGGTTCTTCTTTGACATCGTCGCGGCCGAGAAGCTGGACATGCGACTGCGCAGCGAAATCGACGTCGTGGGCGAGCAGCTGCAGGGGTTCTTTCCGCCCATTGATCGGGAACTCACCCGCGTCATGGGAGCCACGAACAGCAAGTTCGGATACGTCAAGGGCCAGCCTTTCACGAAGAAGTGGGTCGAGACGTTCAACCCAGGAAGCCGCAAGCAAGTCGGAGAGCGTCTCATCGCCCTCGGATGGAAGCCTAAGGCGTTCGGGGACGACGGCATCCCGGCGCTGGACGACAACATCCTCGCCGGAATGAAGCACCCGGCCGCGAAGCCCCTTCGGGAATACTTCCGGCTCCAGAAGAAGATCGGGATGCTCTCTGACGGGAAAGCCGGCTGGTTGAAGCTGGTGAAGCCCGACGGGCGCATCCACGGCCGCGTGAACCCCAACGGTGCCCGCACCGGCCGCATGACCCACTCCAAACCAAACACCGCGCAGGTCGATAAGGACCACGATATGCGCGCCCTATGGACTGTCCCTAAGGGTCGGAAACTGGTCGGCGTGGACGGCGAGGGTATCCAACTCCGCGTGCTGGCTCACTACCTTTTCAAATACGACGGAGGGCAGCTTGCAGAACGCATCGTCTCGGGGAAAAAATCAGAGCGCACCGACCCGCATAGCGCCAACCTCCGCGCTCTCATCGACGCGCGCGTTCTCCCCACCGTGTTTTGGGACGATAAGTTTAATCAGGGCCGGGACGGCGCGAAGACGTTCATCTATGCCAAACTCTTCGGGTCCACCGATGGCGGCCTCGGGAGAACTGCCCACGGTGTCTATCGAGAAGCGGGGTTAATTCCGCCGCGTCTACCGCTGATGGAGCTGGGGAAACTTGGAAACATCGCCCTGGCGCGTTCCATGACGGGCCTGGACAAGTTGGAAGCGAAGGCACAGGGCACGTTGAAGGAAAAGAAGTTCCTGATCGGGCTCGACGGCCGCCGCATCTATTCCACTCAGCCGCGTCTCGCTCTCGTGTCTCTCTGCCAGGGCGGCGAGGCGGCCATCATGAAGAAAGCCCTATCGCTGTTCTATTTCGAGGCCGCGCCGGCTAAGGGATGGCAGCATGGGGTTGATTACGGTCTCGTCGCCAACGTCCACGACGAAGACCAGATCGAAGCCTATGACCCCGCAAACGCCGACGCGATCGGCCTGACGTTCGCAGCGTGCATCACTGAGGCTGGCGTAAGGCTGGGCTTCAAGTGCCCTCTCGCGGGCCTGCATCAGGTCGGAAACAACTGGGCTGAGACCCATTAGGAGACATCTTGAAAAACGATCGTAAGACACCACCGACGAAGACCTCCCCACTCTACACGCCGCCGGCGATGCAGGCCATTAAGAAGGCGGCCTCGGAGCGGCAGGACGATGGCGCGATGCGCTACGTTACGAAGCCCGGCAAGTAGGGTGACCCTCGCCCTAATTGATGGGGACATTGTAGCCTTTCGTGCCGCAGCGGCCCACGCAAAGACGTTCGACTTCGGTGACGGTGTCATCGGGGAGCAAAACGACTTCGCTGGAGCCGCTGCGGCTGCTGTGGATACGATCGCCTCTTGGGCACGCATAGCACGTTGTAAAGACGTTCTGGTGTGCTTTACCGGGCCTCATAACTTTCGCAAGGTCATCCTTCCCTCTTACAAAGCCAACCGCGTCAAGGGCAAGCCGCCCACATACGTCCACACGGTAGAGGCCGTCCACGAGCGTTTCACCACCCGCGTGGTTGATGGTCTCGAAGCCGACGACCTGCTGGGCATCCTGGCGACGACGGACAAATACGCGGACTCGATCATCCTCACCGCCGACAAGGACCTCCGCACGGTCCCCGGCCGGCACTTCAACCCGATCAAAGAGACGCACCCCGTGGTGGTCTCCGAGGCCGAAGGAAATCACTTCTGGATGTTGCAGAGCCTGATGGGCGATGTGACGGACGGCTACACCGGCATCCCAGGCGTGGGCATCAAGAAAGCCGAGAAGCTGCTGGGGCCCGTTGGGCAAACCGAAGCTGGCCTCTGGAGGCGCGTTGTCGAGGCATACCGCGCCGCGAAGCTCACTGAGCGGGACGCGCTGACACAAGCACGCGTGGCGCGGATTCTCCGCCGCTGCGATTACGACAAGTCAACCAAGGAGATTCTACTGTGGCATCCATCCAAGGCCGAGCCGTTAACCCTGGCGACCGTCTGCGCTGCGTAGACCCGACCATCGACCTGACGGTTGGGAAAATATACTTCGCAGAGCAAGAGGTATTCCAGTCCAACGACTACGTCTTCGTCGTTGGGGATAATCCTAGGGAGGGCGTCCGGGCGTTTCGCCTGAGCCGTTTCGAGCTGGTCCTACCACCTGTTCAGGCTGGCAAGTATCCCGACGGAAACCCGAAGACCGCGATCGGTGCCTCGAAGCCGGGCGGCATGGATTGCCTTCCGCCTCTAGCGATATTCAAGATGGGCGAGGTGTTCCAGGGCGGCGCGGCGAAATACGGCAAGATGAACTGGCGCGAGCACGGTATCACCCTGTCAACGTATACCAACGCGGCCATGCGGCACCTCCTGGCGCTGGCTGACGGGCAGGACATCGACCCGGAGAGCGGCGTGGAACATGCGGCCCACGTTATGGCCTGTATGGCGATCCTGATCGACGCGAAGAGCGTTGGGAAGATGGTAGACGACCGTGGGCCGAAGGGCCGGCTGCCGGCGTATCTCGCTGAGAAAACGAAGAAGGTGACGTGATGGGAGACTGCACGGGACCATTAGTGTCGGACGAAGACGCTGACCACCTGAAAATGTTCAACCGGCTTCCCGATTATCTTGACGGGCTGATTCATAAACCTTCGGGGGACAGACAGTGGGGCGAACAAGCCGAGAAGCGCGGCGTTTAGTCATCCGAATAGGCCCGATCGACTATACGCTGCGGGCGATGACTGAGGTGGAGCGGGCCGGTGTTCACAAAGAGCATTGGGGTTTCAACGACGAGGGGCAGCAGGAAATCCTACTCGACCCCACGCCGCCGGCCCGCACGCAGGCCCGCCTCCTGATCCACGAGATCATCCACGGCTGTTACAACGCCACGGGTGACCTTGCGAACAACGCAAAGCTGGGTGAGGAGGACGTCTGCGGATACCTCGACAAGCAGCTCACCGCTGTCCTTCTAGGGAACAGGTGGCTGTTTGACGTTCTCGAAAAAGCAATCCACGAAGACGTAAGGATCGTGTAATGAACCCACTCGCTGCCATAGCCATCATCTGCGGCCCAGGTCTTTCTGGCTGCGGGAACAAGCCTCTCCCGCCTGCTCTAGCTCCCTGGTCCCTAACGGCACCGGGTGTGGCTACGAGCAGCGACGGGCGCATCACGATAAGTTACGACCCCGACCGAGACGTCTACCTCGTCGCCGGCACCGGGTGGAAGCACACCGCGAGCGATCTGGACTCCGCGATGTATGACGCGGACAAGACGCGGGACTCTATGACCCGAATGGGTATGCAGCCCTAACTAGCCGCCGCGTGACAAAAAAACAGGTAGCTCAGCTTCCCCTTCGTGGGTTGCCGGGCTACCTGTTTTTTTCGCCCTGGAGGCCCGCCCAGCGCCACCGGTCCTACCCCACGCGGAGATCGGAAAGGGGGCACTGGGCATCGTCTATCAGGTTTATTTTGCCGCTTTGGCTGACGCTGCCGCCTTACTCGCCTGCACGTTCTCAAACGCGTGCATCCCGCCGACACCCAAGAGGGCCGTAACGAGGTCCATCAAGGTCGCGGAGTCCAGCGTGACGGGACGGTAAGCCGGCCAGTGGAGCATGATAAGGGGATTGCAGAGGGGCGCGAAGAGGAACGTGTAGGCCAGCGAAACGCCGCAGACCCAGATGATGAACGGGCGGGCGCGGCTGGTGAACGGGTCGGCCGATTTGGCCTCGCTGTCATCGACCTGCGCCTGGGAAAGCTGGGACTTCTCAGCAAAGTCCAGCATGGCCATCTGGTAGGCCTGCGCAGCCTTCGCCTTGTCGGCGGGGTCTGGGATGAAGTCGAGAACCTTCGTGAGGACGGTGTTCCCCATCGTCAGCCAGTCGAGTGGGTTGCTCATGGATTTGCTCCGAGGCCGAATAGCGCGGCCAAATGGTCCTTCCCGAGGTATGTCGAGAAGGCAGCGAGGGCCAGCGCGACCCCGTGGAGGCGCGAGGACGCGGTCTCCAGTTTAGCTACGCGCTGGCCTAGGGACGTGTTTGTTTCGAGGATCATATCCAACTTCCCGTCGAGACGACCGATGAGCAGGATCAGGTCCTGAGATGTTTCTTTTTCAGGCACTGAGGCCTCCGTTCGGGGCTAGAAGATGAACACGAAGTATGCAGGAGCGGACGAGGGTAGCTGTGGCCCGTCGGAGGGTTTGGCGAACACGTAAACAACCGATGAGGCACCAAATTGTCCACCGTCCGACCCTACGGCGGGGTCGGTGAAAACCACCTGACTGAACCTGTTGCCCGCCGCGCCCACCGGCCACGAGATGGATGAATAAGCGCCGACGGTGCCGCCGATTAGATCGGTGAAACCTGCTGTCCCGGCGCTAAGGCTATGGGCGTCTAAGAAGCCAGTGCAAACTGCCCACTGGGGATCGCCAGATGATGCGGCTGAGTCTGAGCCACTCAACACTGAGCCAGTGGGCGGGGTGTACTTGATGTTGTTCCGGGCGCCGTAAAACGGATCGAGCACGAAGCCGAACTGCTCAACACCGTCCGCGTCTTGGACAGAGGCACGGCCCTCGGCATTGCCGGTTGTGGCGACCAGCACTTCAACGCGCGAGTATGCGCCGCCGGAAAGAACGAGTGGAAGCGCCGCTGGAAATCCATTCCACGTCTGGTTAGCGAGCACGCCAACGAGCACGGACCCATCCGTGGGGAGCGTCATAGCGGCGCCGTATCGTGGCCCGGTCATGTTGGCTGGGTTGGCGCCGCTCTTGAAGACGAGCGTTTCGATACTCCCCGCCACACCGGACGTTCCGCCGTAAGCGGTTCCAGATGTTCCCGTGGTAACACCTGTGGCCAGCGTCCAGGTGGAGCCGTTATCGGCGCTCCAGTATATCGAGGTCTCGCCCTGGGGGTTAACCCACGCGAACGGAACAGGGCTGGCGGGAGCTACGGGCTGGATAACAGCCTCGAAAGTCCCTGGTGGGTTCCCGAAACCTGCTGGGAGGGGCCAAGGCGGTGGCTCCTGCCCCGCGTTCATGTGAACGACGGCATCCCCGGAATAAACCTGAGCGAAGATGGCGTAGGGGCCGGTAGAGCCTAGCGGGAACCCGCCGACGCCCGCGAGCACCTGAGCCTCAGTCAGCCCAGTCCCGGCCAGTCCGTAGAACGAACCATCCGTGCCTGCGTTAGTCACCCAGAAGCATTGATTAACGGGGTCCACCAGAAGCATGGCGGTTGTCCAGACACCGGGAAGGGTCGGGCCTGCGACGAGGCTGCCGGTGTTGTAAAAGACCTGTCCACCGGCCTGAACGCAGGCTGCTCCGGGGTTTTGGTAGGCTGAGCCGAGGTTATTCCCGACCAGGGACAGGGGAACAATACCCATGTTGGCTGCGAAGGAACTGCCGGAATATCCGGTCGTAGCCGTGAAAGTTACTGCAAACTTTTCAGTGGCGTTGGTCAGGCAGTAGGCGGTGATGTTGCCACCGTCAGACTGAAACGCGAAGCCATCCGAGGATATGTTGCAGGTGTTGTAAGAAGCCGCAGCGACGTGCGCGCCCCCTCCACTATCGTAGAGAAGCCCGGAGAACCGGGCAGGAGCGGCCATTATGCGGTCCTCACGATAGCTGCAGTGATCGCTAGGCCAGCCAAGGTAGCGTCCGCCGTCGCCGGGAGGCCCAGCAGAAGCTGGTCACCCGCAGGACCGGAGGTCTGCGTCACAGTGGCCGTCACGACCGTTCCGGTGACGGAAAGCGAGCCGATTGAGGTAGTAACGCCCGCGCTTCGGACGGATAGCGGGAACACCGTCGGAGCCGTCGCAGCTGCCTCAACGTCGAACTGCGAGAACGTAAGGTTCGTGGGTATTTGATAGGCCACCGGGAAGGCGGGGAACGCGATGTGCGCGACGGCCGGTGCGGTGGACGTAGCGGCGGTGACGGCCGGCGGGAACCCTGGGAAGGTGATCCCTAAGAAAAGCGGAGGCAGACACGTCAGTGTGGCCCCGCTGCCCGTGGATAGCATGGACAGGGCGCCACTAATCGCTGTGGCAACTAATCCACCGCCGGTATTCGTGCCGAGAATGGCCGCGCCGTCGGGCAGGGAGAAGCCGATCGAGGTTGCCTCAGCAGCCGCAGCAGCAGCCTCCGCAGCCGCAGCCGAAGCCGCCGCCAGGGTGGCGCTAGACGCAGCTGCAGTAGCCGCAGAGACCACCGCAGTGACGCTGCCGGCCACGCTGGTGGCACTCTCCGCCGCCGCAGTGGCACTTGTCGCGCACGCCGTCTGGCTGTTGCTGGCGGCCGTCGCAGCCGTCGCAGCCGTGGCCGCTGATACCATCGCGGAGGTGGCCGAAGCCGCAGCCGCCGCAGTGGACGCAGAGAGCGTTGAGGTGGCCGAAGCGACAGCCGCAGCAAGCGTTGAGGTGGCCGCTGTAGTGGCCGTGGTGATCGACCCTAAGGCACTCGCGCCGGCAGCAACAACGGCCGTCAGCGACCCGCTAATCGAAGCCACGTCGGCGTTGCAGGTGACCACGTCGGCTTGGCAAGCAGCCTCAGCAGCAAGAACTGTGGCCAGAAGGTTCTGGAGATCAACGCCTGAGCTTCCGCTAGCCTCGGAAGAAAAGAGGCCCGAGTTGAACTCGATGATTTGTAGTGTCCCGCTCATGTTACTCTCCGTCGCAGTCAGTGTTATACATAGACTGCACCGCAGCCGGGCCGCCGTTCATTTCGAGGTCCTCGGCCAAGGACTTAAGGCTTTCGCGGATGCCTTCGTATTTCGACTCCCACCGATCGGTGTTCGGGTGCTCGAAATAGTCGCCGGCATAGCTGAGGGCGGCGTAGACGATCATGTCGGGCTCGGACGCGGTGATCTCGTTATCCTGCGTCGGATCGCTGATCGCGGTGAACTGGCCATGATAGAGGACCTGCACCGGAGTGCCGGCGGCGACCGCGCCCGCAATGAAGAACAGGTTCTGAAAGCGCGCATAGGAGGTGGGCCACGCCGTAGGGGCCATCCGAACGAGCTGTCGGTATGGAACCTTCTTCAGGGGCCGCATCGTGCCGTCATTAGCGCCTGGAACCAGAATGTCCTGTAGCATCAGAAGATCGTTCGGGACGGGGAACTGCGAGAGCGACCCCGTGGAGGTGATGACCTGAAGGCGTTCCATGCAGGGGAGCCGCACCTCGCGTTGGATGCGGTTCATCGCCTGCTGGACAAAGAGGTTCGCCTGCGCCGCTGTGCAGTCATTGCGGTTGAGTAGCGTGGTGAACGACGCCACTACTGAATTGAAAGACACGGCGCTGGCTCCTAGACGTTCTTGCTGGTCGTGATGAGGGCCTCATAGCCCTCGCTACGGAGGCGCGCGAGGATGTCGCGTGGTTTCGCCTCGTAAATGTTAAAGCCCTCGTTCAGCCACTTGTCGGCCAGAATGGTCGGAACAGAGCATACGCGCTCCATTTCGCGGGACCGACATGGGGCGCTGCTGGCGAGGCGGGCGTCGGAAAGATCGCTCAGGAACGCGCTGTCGATGTCGGTCTTCCGGTGGATGACCATGCGGCCGGCGGCGTCGGTCAAGAACCTTGTGGTGGCGTCTATGAGTTGCATTATTTGGTCAGCTCCGTGACGTTGAGGACACCCGAGGAACCCGTAGCCTCGATCACCGCGATCTGGTCGCCTTGAGTGACGATGGCGATGAGGGGAGGTTGGTTGGCGCGCACGAGCGTGCAGGCACCCGCTACCGCCACGGGAGTGGTTGAGATTTTGACGTAGCAGTCGCCCGTCGCCGTCAGGCGCACTTCGCGGCAGCCAACAGGGATCAAATGGGGGCCGAGAGTGGACGCGCTCGACAGCGCGATGTCGTAAGCAGTAGAAAGACGAAACAGCATGGCTACCTCTGGAAAAAGAAAAGGGGACACCCGAAGGTGCCCCCCTTAGTTGCAGCCTTGCGGCTTCGTTTTAGCTCAGGCCGGTGATCAGGCCCGAGGCGGCGTAGTTACGGTGCTTCAGCGAGAACTCGCCCACGATCTGCACGTTGGTGCTGTCGCCGGTCTTCGCCAAGGTCTCGCGGAACCAGTTACGCAGCACGAGCTTCTTCCACATCGTGGTCTCGAAGATCAGCGCCGTGGTGGCCAGCTGGAAGCGGTTGATCACCACCTTCAGGCCCTCTTCCGAGAACGGCGTCACGTAGACGTCGATCACGTTGTAGAGTTTCTTCGTGCTGTTCTCAACACGGTCGGTGCGGGCAACGGTGCCACCCGGAGCAACGCCGCTCTTCCACAGCGCGATCTTCGGCGCGTCGGAGGGCTTCACCATCAGGATGTTCGGCTCGGCACCCTGCACGTAGCACTCCTGTGCAACGGTAAGCACGTTCGCCTCGGTCAGCGGGCTGGCGGTATTCGTCACCGTCGAGCTGGCCGCAACCTGCGCCTGATAGCCGGCGAACATACGCGCAACGCTGTCGCTGCCGACCACCTGGTTCTGGCCAGTGCCAACCAGGGCGAACTCCAGATCGCGCTTCAGCTCCATGGAGCGCAGGCCCAGCTGGTAGCTGAGTTCCTTGTCGCGGCCGTATTTCCGAACGACGTCCGCAGTGCCAGACGCTTTCGCGGTCTTGGTCAGAATCTGCGTGCTGTTGTTCCGCATCACGGTCGCCTGCGCAACCGCAGTGCCGGCATCCGCGCCTTCGATGGCCGCGTTCGACGCCGGGTTGATCAGGCTGTCTTCCTGCCACTGCGGGTTGGTGTTGGTGCAACCCTCGCTGCCGATCATCGACTGGAACGGCGTCTTGGTCGGGCTGATGTTGGTGATGATGTTGCTGACGTCTTCCTTGATGCCAACAATGTCATAAGTCGAGATGGTGCCGCTGATGGTCACGATATGTAGTCCTTAGAGTGTGGAGAGGTGGAGTTAAGCTGCGCGACGAGAGGTCGCAAAGAACGCGTCGGCGGCGTCGTCGGGGGTTCCGCTACTGGAACGGAGACGGTCGATGACGGACTTCCGATCGCTCGCCTCGCTGGCGGACGTAGCGGACGCGCCAGGGGACAGAACCTTTGTCGGGCGGTTCTGAACCTTCACGACCTGCTCAACGGCTTTCGCCCGGCCGGTGCGGAACTGCATGGCGTCGTGCAGGAGCTTCACGGCCCAGGGATCGACCTGGGTGAGCAGCATGTCCTTCGGAGCGCCATAGGCGGCCACAGCGTGGTCCACCATTTTGGTGTAGAGGTCCGGCGTGAAGTCGGGGATGCCGTTCACGGGGTCCTTTAGAGCAACCAGGGTGGCCTGGGCGCGCGCACGGATGCCGGCGTTGGCTTCCTCCTGGCGCGATGCCGTGGTGCGGCTCAGTTCCTGGGTGAGGTAGTTGTAGTCCGCCATAGCCTCCGAAGCGTCCTTGCGGAGCTGGTCGAAGGTTTCCTGGTCGATCGTCGGATCGCGGCTCAGTGCCAGGAAATCAAGCTGGGCATACGGGGCCCATTTCGCGGTGGCCTTATCGACCATCGCCTTCAGTGCCGTCTCAGCGCGCGCGGTGCGCTCCAGAGAGGTGGCGCGGACGGCCTCAACCTCGGCGGCGCGCGTGGCGACTTCAGACTGCTTACCATACGCCTCTTTGAGCGCCTTCAAGCTGGCCTTACTCTTCGCCGTCCCCTCGCCCCATTCCAGCTCGGCGTCGTCGTCGGCCGGGGTGGGGGTCTTAGGTGCCGCCACAGAACCTTCAGGATCGTTCGCCAGGGCGATGGCGTCCTCTTCCGCTGGGGCAGCCAGCCGGGCGTCGGTAGTGCCGTCAGGGGCCGTCAGCGCGCCATCTTCGGAGCGGGCCGACGTGTTGAAGAAAGCAGCCGCGCCGTTGTCTTCGCCGCCATCGACGTCGTCATAGGTCTCAGTCGTCAAGTTCGGGGTCCTTATCTGCGTCGGCGTCTAAGAAGGCCTGGAGCTGGTCAGCGGCTTGCGCCCACATCTGAACCTGCTGACCAATCTCCGCGACTGCGGTGTGGAGGGTGTGGTGATATTCCCGCGCGTCAGCACCGGACGGGCCGGCGGGGCTGCGGATCATGGCCGTGAGGTGGAAGTTTGAGACCTCGTCGATCACGGAGAGAAACGTAGCGTTGTTGAGGAGTTCTGTGCAGGCCATGCCGCGTTTCAGAACGACCTCGGGATCGGGTCCGATCATTAGGTTTCCTGTGTCAGAGGGTGGGGCTTGTTAATGCGGTGGCCCCGGCCGCAGACGTCCGCTGGTAGCTAATCAGCGGGTAGGCTCTGCCATGGAAGACAGCTTGGCGTCGGCGGCTGCCTGGACCTGAAGCTGAGTCTCAATGGCGTCAATGGCGACCTTATGCGCCAACTGGTCCTGCTTAAGCTGCTGATCCGAGAGCATACGCTGCGTCTCAAGGTGCATCTTAGCGAGGGCGTCCTGTGCCTTCTGCTGGCTCTCTGCGAGCGCCAACTGAGCACCTTGCTGGGCGGCCTCCGCGTTCGCCAGTTTGACCTTGGCGTCTGCGTGTTTGACCGCGAGGTCGGCTTCCTGCATGGGGTCGGGAGGAGGCGGCTGGACTTGGTCGGGCGAGAGGATGTAATCCGAGACGTCCTTGATGCCCATTGCGTTCATCGCTTTCTTCACGACGTTGTAACGCTTCGCCGGCGGATAGGCGATCTTCAGCATGGGGTCGTTCGACAAGTAGGAGTCGAGGGACTTCCACTTCATCAATTCGCGGTCCTGATCGCCGTAGCCGAGGGCGAACGAGACTTCCATCTCGGTGTCTTCGGGCCACTGCGTGAAGTCTATCGGGGTCCACGAACCACCCACCTGAATGACCTTCTGGCGGTTCTCGTTCTCGATCACCAACTGATAGATCATCATGTAGAGATCACGGAGGAAGTTCTCAGCGAAGTTCCGGGCGATGATCTTCTGGCGGATTTGGCTGACCGAGATCAGGTCATTGACCATCCCCTGGCTGTTCTGCTTCGAGATCGCGTCCTTGTTCAGACCCTGGCTGAGGCGGCTGATGCCGGTGATCTCTTCCTTGTCGCTGTCGAGCAACTCGATCGTTTGAAACACGAACGGGTTCAGGCCTGACTGCGGGATCGGAGCGATGCCGTCGGCGCGCTTGACGTTCACGATGCCGCCGATGCGGTTCTCCATCAGCTCCCGAGGATTCTCTACGGTGCCACGGACGACCTGCAGGCGGGGGTTGTTGGTGATCAGCGTGTGGTTGATGATCGACCGCGTGAGGTAGGTGCGAGCGTTCTGCGTCGGGATCAGCATCTTCGCGTAGTTCGTCCCCCAAAACGCATGGGGGCGCGGAAGGGGCGTGAAGACGATAAAGGGCTTCCGATCGACGGGCTCTTTGTCGAGGATGCGGTCGCCGGCCATGGTGATCTTGTAGAGCTGGCTGACGGGAGTATCGTCGTCCCCGTCCTCATTGATCTCCATGTAGCACTCATAGACCATGATCTGGCGCGCGCTCTGCTGCTGCTCTTCCAGACCACGGACGCCGATCATATCGTCCGTCTCCTGCCAACGCTCGATCTGCTCGGGCTCTTGAGAGAGCCACAACCGGTCGGTGTCTTGGAGGGCGGTGATGATGGCGCGGTCGTAGCCGGCCTTGATCAGCTGAGAAACGGTGCGCGGCTCACGGTGGAAGCAGAAATCCGAAGACTTCAAATCCTCCGACATAGGAGCCACACCGAATTGTTCGGGAGGAAGGACCTTAATGCGGACCTGAGAACGATCCTTAGGCACCCGCAGGCGGACGCGTTTGAACGTCTCGCTGTCGCTGCCTTTAGGCTCCACCTGCGTGATCTCTGCGCCGGGGTTCTGCGAGATAAAGGAGGACACCTCTGCGTAAGTGGTCTCGCTCAGGTCATAGAAGTTCGTCGTCTTCTTCTGCTCCCACCACACCTTAACGACACCCGCGCGACCGAGAAGGCCGTCGTCGATCGTGTCCTGCATGATCTGGAAGCCGGGGTTCTGGCGGAACAGGACGTGTGTGGCGTAGTCTGTTCGGACCTGCGCGGCCTGGGCATCCTCACCGTTCACTGGGGAGAAGCTGACCGGCTGGTTGTTCCCTGAGAATACCTCAAGGAGCTGGGCCTTCATGCTCTCGACCGCGTCCCAAACGTCATAAGACACATAGTTGGTGTCCCCCGCGTTCAGTTTGTAGGGACGCTCGCCGTTGTAGAACTTCATGACCAGCTCACGCTCTTTCGAGAGTTTACTTTCCGAGAAGCCTACCGCGAGACCGATCTGATTACTGAGCCGGGCGACTAAGGCTTCGTCTGCCTCGCTGTCTGCCATTACTCGATCCTTTCATACCACGCGTCGTGGTTTATGATGGGCGCATAGAAGCCCTCGTTGATGTGGTCGCAGAGGGCGAGCGCCATTACGGTGTCGTCGTGGCAGCCTTTCTCAGCCTCCATCGTGCCCTTGTCGGTGACGATGAATGACTGCATCTCGGCTAAGGTGGCCCTGTCGTAAATCTCGATATTCCCCTCACGCACGTTCGCGCGGAGCTTGTCGATGATCAGGGGTTTGCTTTTCTCGCTGGTGAAGAAACCAACGAAAGTGGTCTCGACGTCGGTGATCTTGTCCACGACGGTCTCTGTGTAAAAGTTCGGGTAGCCCTCATCCTTCTGGATCACCCGGTTGGTGAGGATGCCGTGGTTGTTCCGCTCGCAGACTATCAAGGCGTCGTTGAAGAGGCGGCCAATGTTTGCCAGCACAGTGCCGAAGTAATCTGGATCGGTGCGATCGGAGCGCCACACAGCGCACTGCCGGCGGTGGCTGTCGAACACCTGGGCGACCGAGAAGTCCTTCCGAACACCCGCGCCGACGTCCGCGCCAACGTAATATGTCTCAGCCTCATCTAGGGGCCGATAGCAGAGGAGGTCCCCTCGGGGGTCATTTTCCCAACGCTTTCCGAAGAGCGCCAAGCGGGCGATCGGCTCCCACCCGAGATCGCTGTCGGGAGACTTAGGGAACATCGCCTTGGCCTTGTTCCGCATCGCGTCGATCTTTTCGAGCTTGAACACGGGTCGCCCGGAGGTTAGGAACGATTCCTCAACATTCAGCGGATATTCCTGTTTGAACAGGTCCTCGCCCTTGCCGGCAATCTTCCTGCGCCGGAACATCAGTTGGCCGTCGTCAAGGCCGTATTGAGCGGCTAAATCAACTTCCTGCGGCGTTTTGCGGAAGTCTGCCGGCACTTCTGCCCGGTAAGAAGGCTCTATATACCATGGAAGGAAGACAAGCTCGAACTCACTCTCGCCGCTTATTGCGGCTTGGCATTGGTCATAGAAAGTGCCGCTCATACCATTCGAGGTGGACTCGATATAGACCTCGGTGCCCCGTGCGTCGGGGATTGCTTCCATCAGGCCGTTATAGTTGGCCAGCGCGGACCCTTTTGGCCAGTGCGCCAGCTCGGATAGGTGGGCGTGGGTGATCGTTTCTCCGCGCCCGATGCCGTCACCGCCCGCCGTGGCCACCATGTAGCCGGCGTCGATGTTGGCGAACTTCAGTTCCTTGCGGGACGAGTATTTCGTCTCAGGCCGAACAGCCTCAGGACACAGCTCGTAAAATCGCTGCGTCATGTCGAATAGGGATTGGGTGGACTCCGCCTTGTGCGTCACCACGATGGCCTTACGCGCCTGACCGGCGAGCGTTTGGGTGACCTGGGAAAAGAGACGGCCTCCCACGTATGTCGAGAGCCCCATCTGGCGGCCCTTAACGATGATGACGCGGACCCGCCCCTTCTCCCTGATCTGACGCTCGACCACCTCGTGGAGGCGGCGTTGGGCTTCATTCAGTCGGAAGGGGCGGATGCCATTTTCTTTCGTCCTGATCTTTAGGACGTTCTCGGCGTAGTAAGCGAAGTCTTCATAAAGTCTGCGGCGCACTGCCAGGATAGATGCGGACATGCGCCTCCAGTTTTATGTTGAGGTCTGCTCCTGTGCGAGGAGAGCCAGGAAATCTTCAGCTTTCGAGACTTTCGCCTCGATCTTCTGCGCCGGCTTGGCCTTGCAGTAGGCCAGGACGGTATTCACCGCCGCCGTGCGCTCACGGGTTGTCTCGGTTGGGTTGAGCGCCGTCGCCATCACGACCTTCAGAGCGGCAACCGCCATCTCCTCATCGGTGGTGAGCGGCGCATCAATGACGCCCTGTTCAATTAGAGTTTCGATGGTCTTTGCTCCTTCGATAGTTGCCTCAGCGCGAGCCGCAGCGACTTCCTCGCCTCGGCCTGCCCAGCCATCGGGAACCCCACGGCGGGTCTTCATTGTTCCCGCTTCCCGCATGGCGCGCACACGTTCGCGCATCCCATCCCGACGTTTCTCGAAGCCTTCCAGGGTTCTCGGGTAGCCCCGAATGAGCCCCACAAGCTCGGGATACCAAACGCCCCGCGTGCGGTGCTTCGTCAGATAGTGCTTTTCCTTCGTCTTGACGCGGCCGGGACGTTTGATCTTTTCGGTCATTTTACATTCCCGGTGGGCGTTGCCCTGGAGCGCCCCCCATCGGAGGCTGCCCCATCGGCGGACGCGGAGGTTGAGCCATCATTGGAGCGCCTGGAGGTGCCCCACCCATCGGCGGGCCGCCCGGCATCGGAGGCGGAGGACCACCTGGGCCACCCGGCATCGGGGGATTGGGCTGCATCTTCCGGCCGATCGCGGCCTTGGTGATGGTGTGCATCGTTTGGATGCCGGCTTGACCTTGGAGGGGGCCGTTGTGGGCGATGAGCGCCTTCCCCTGCTGCGGGGTGAAGGTCCCAGCCTGCGTCAAGCCGGCGATGGTGGAGTGGATGTCGTCGGTGTTCACCGGGACGCCCGCGTGGGCCGCTGCCATGGCGATATGAGATTTGAAGCTCATGTTCGGGTTGGGCGGCATCCCCTGA